AACTTCTTCAGATGTATTAGCTGTTTGAGTTGGTTGACTTGAAGAAAAATACTTATTAATAGTTTCAATTTTTGATTCTAAATCATCAATTTTTTCTATTTTCTTTTCAATTTCAACTCCAATATCAGGATGCTCTCCAATAGCTACTGGACTAGAAATGTATACTTGAAGATCAGAAAGCTCAATGTCTCTTTGCCCTACTAATTTAGTTTTTATTGCTTGTATATAATTTGCCATAAAAATTATTTATACTAAAGATCGAAATTATCAAACGCTTCTTCATCTATTTCTGTATCTCTTGCACCTATTTTATAAGAACTTATTTCAGTTTCTTGAGGGGCTACCTGAACTTTAGAACTATCGGTATAACTATTTAACCAGCCTCCTATTGGATTTGTAGTTTGATCGAAAATCTTATTATACCCTAATGAACGTAATCTTGTATTAGCTAACCATTCGATATAACCGTTAAGCATTTCAGTATTCAAACCTAATAATGAACCTTCAGAAAATAAGTATTCAGCCCATTTCTTTTCATTTTCAACAGCCAATCCGTACATATCATAAATTTTTTGTTCATTATTCTTTACTACTTCTTGAAACCCTTCATCTTCATTTTCTCTCCAATATTTTATAATATTTTGAGTAATAGCTGCATGCAAGTTTTCATCACGTGCAATTAAACCAATAATTTTAGCATTACCTTCCATCTTACCTTTATAACCAAAAAAGTATGAGCATGCAAATGATACGTAAAACGCTAAACCTTCTGTAATCTGAGTAGATAATACTGCGTTAAAAATTTTTTGCTTTATATCACCTTTATCATCTCCAAGTAAGGTATTATATGCTCTGCTAATTTCAGTAGCTCTTTTAGTTATTTCTTTATCTTCTAAAATAGAATCAAAGAAAGCAGTAGCATCTTTAGCAATATTTTGTAAAGTATATGTGTATGAATAGCTATGAATAGTTTCAAATCTAGCCCAGCTAGTCATACATATTTCTAATTCAGGGTTAGATACATAATTTTTAATATTATGAATACTTCTAGAAAGCATACTATCAGTCATGGTTTGCCATCTAAGATTACTATTAAAAATAAATCTTTCAGTATCAGATAAATTTTCATAGTCATTACGATCTTTGGTTAAAGATACTTCTTCTGGTAACCAATGAAACTCTTCTTGCTTTCTCCATAAGTCAAAAAACTTAGGATATTTAAATCTATCATATCTTTGCAAAGCCAAGTCTTCACCAAGAAACATTGGCTGCTTAGTAGTATCAACATTTTTAACATTTAGTACAGTTTCCATAAATTTATTATCCATCATCTCCTATTGCTTCAACTGGGCAACCCTCCATTGCCTCTATACATAATTCCAATTCATCATTATTCTCTGGTTGTTTAAAAACATATGAGTACCCTCCATCTTCTTCTCTAGTAAAATTAGTTGGTGAAGTTTCTCTACATAGGTCACAATCTATACATTGTTCATCTACATAAAACTTACCTTCGACATTTTCTACCCACTTTTCTTCTTTATCTGCCATAGTTTATATATTTAAAGCGCACAAGCACCTGATTCACACCCATCTTGAACATTATTTTCAGATTCTTCATCATTTAAGCTTTGCTTATCCCCATCATCAGTATTGTTATAATAACCAGTTCTCCAACCTAATTTATAAGCAAGTAATATTTCTTTTATTACTTTAGAATCTGGTAAAGCTCCTTTATCATAATGGGCATAATTATAATACATATTTGCACTGATACTCATATCGACCCATTTTTGTAAAGCTCCTACTATTTTAATTAACCCAGTATTATCTTCCATATCATAAGCTAAAGTATATTTATTTTTATATGATACATAGTTAGGAACGATAACTGGTAAGGTACGAGCTTTAGATTTTTTATAGGTAATATAGGATCTAATAGGTTCTATTCCATTGGTAGAGCACTGAATTACTGAAGAGCTTTCACAAGGCATTATAGCCGATACAGTACTATGTCTCAAACCATGCTCTTTAATCCTATCTCTTAAACTTTCCCAGTCCATAGAATTTTTTCTAGTAACAAATTCATCTATTTCTTTCTTATAATTATCAATTGGTAACCATCCTTGACTATACTTTGTCTTATTAAACTTGGGACATCTACCTTTTTCAATAGATAAATTACAAGAGGAACTTAATAAGTAATATTGAATCTTTTCCATTAACTCATCAGCAACATTAGGAGCTTCATCATCAGTATATTTTACCCCTTGCTTAGCAAGATATGCAGCAAAGTTAGTGATACCAATACCTAATGATCTACGATTCTTAGTAAAGTTTTCTGCAGCTGGTAAGAAATAATCTTGGTAATCAATTAACTGGTCCAAAATACGTACAATAATATCGCATACTTTTTCCATTTCAGCATCTGATTGTATTTCTAATACGTTAATAGCTGATAAAATACAAATACCAATTTCTGCATCTTTATCATCAGGGTGCTGTAATGGTTGAGTAGGGTGTAATACCTCAACACAAAGATTAGTCATTTTAATATCATCATACCATGCTGATCGTTGATTGCAATGATCAATATTCATAAAATATATCCGACCAGTTTCAACCCTTTCTTTAATAAACAATGACATTAGCTTTCTTGCTTTGATAGTCTTTTTAAACTTTAAGCTAGTCTTACGTTCATATGTCTCATATAATTCGTCAAAATTTTCATGACCAAAAGCATCATATAATTCTTTAGCTTCGTAAGGAGAAAATAAAGTTATATTTTCATTCTTTAAAAATCTTTTATAAAATAATTCACTAAACTGTATACAATAATCTAACTTACGAACTCTATTATCGTCAGTACCTGAATTATTTTTTAATACCACCATATCTTCAACTTCGTAATGCCAGAAAGGAAAGTTAACTGTGGCTGACCCTCCCCTTATACCATTTTGATGACATGACTTAACAGTAGATTCCATTAGCTTTAAAAACGGAATTACCCCAGTATGGATAACCTCACCATTACGTATAGGAGAATTTATTGGACGTATACGACCAATATTTAGACCTATACCATACCGTGAACCTGTAGCATAACCTGCGGCAGTTGATGAAGAGAAAATTGAAGGTAAAGTATCATCTACATCTATTAAACAGCATGATGCATATTGTCTAACTTTACTTCTTACACCTGCCATCAAAGGGGTAGGTAAATTAATTTTAAACTTAGAAAAATAATCGTAAGCTTTTTTAACATATGACATACGTGTAGCACCTTCATATTGACCAAAACATACCATAGCTATAATCATATATGCAAACTGAGGAGTCTCATAAATTTTAGTTACAGACCTATCTTGAATTAGATATTTATCGCATAACTGACGCATACCAGCATATGTAAATAAATTATCACGTTCATGATCTATATACTCATCAAGTTTATTAATCTCTTTATCGGAATAAAGCATTAAAATATCTTCGTCATATACGTCATGCTCATGAACGTTTTTATTAATAAAATCTACTAACTTAGGAGGATTCTTACCACCCCATACATCCTTACGTAATTGATATGATAATAATCTAGAAGCTACATATTGATAATTAGGATTAGATAAACTAATAAGATTAACAGCAGAATCTATCAATACATTATGTATTTCGGCGGTTGTCATACCTTCTTTTTTTTGAAGATTAGCATTAATTTCAATATCAGAAGTAGTTACCCCTCTAATATCATCTACTGCCCAATTAACTACTTTATGTATTTTATCTACATCATAAGGTACATATTCGCCACTTCTTTTCTTAATATTCATATTATTTTATTTACAATCTAAGTTATTATTAAAGATAGAATAGAACCAAATTTTTGAAAATCAAATTTATTTTCATTCAAGTTTAACATATGCTGTAATATTTTTTTATCTTTAGATATTGAATTATCAGTTAAATATCTAAATTTATTAAAATCTATAGGGTAAATACCTCTTTTAAAATATCCATAACTATCATTGCATGTAATATTATATTGACTCAATAAATTTTGATAAACTACAAGATTAATATTATTTGCCTGTTCTTGTCTTTTAATTAAATTTATAATTTCTTCACCAAGTTCATTTAATTCTAAACATATTCCATAAAGAGGTAACATTTTTATTTTACCATCTTCTTTATATATTCTAAAAAACTTTTTAGGTTTAAATTTATCATTTATATATAACCGTTTATTGTCATATTCATTTTTCAAAATAAAACCTAAAAATATAGAAGGTAATAACGGTATTTGACCTGAAAAGTTATCAGTAGATACAGGTTCATCAACTAAAGATACATCTATCATATTACATTGAAATTGACCTAATTAATCTACCAGTTTTAAGATTATAAGTGCGGATAACATCATTTGAATTTTTATGCTGTACAGTTAATGAAACTGTATCTCCTGTAACGATAGGATTGCTATATGTTGCATTACTTGGTAATTGTGCAGTTCTATGTATTGAACCGTTATCGATATTATAAAATTTTAAAACGTTTCCGTCTATTCTTGGCATTATGTTCATGATTTAATTATATGATTATTTATAAAGGATTCAACTTCGGGATCGGATTTATTATAGGTAAATGAAGATAAATTTTCATTAATAGTTGGTACTTTTAAACTACCAGTTTTAAACCTTTCTTCTAACTCAGATACTATAGTTTCGTCTGGTATAGAAATATCTTCTGAAATATTTAAAATATTTCTTATCTCCATAACACCATAGCCTCTTTTAAATAAAGTTTTTACATCTCTACTAATATAAAGTCTTTGTAAATTTTCCACATCATTATATTCATTTACTTTTTTCTTTAAATAATCACCAGAAAATAAGCTCTCTTTACCTGTAACTATACATTTAACCTTTAAGGATTTAACCATATCTTATTATAAATATAAATATATGAATTTCAATACCTTAGTTAAAGATATATTAGAAGATTTTAAAGCTCCAGTAGATACTAAAAGACCAACTAAAAGATCTAAAGGTAAGTATGGTACAGTTAACCCTCAATTAAATGATCCTCATAGTACTAAAGCTATATCAGGTTTTAAAGGTCAACCAGGAGGTAAACAGCATACTTTAAAATTTGCATTATCTAATGATGAAGAAGATATTACTAAAGGTATCACAACTAGATGGCAAGATGGAGATATTGACATAAGCTTGATTGATATTTTAAAATATCTAGAAAAAGAGCCTGTTATAAACATAGAACCTGAAAAATTAAAGCATGCTTTGATTCCAGTAAAAAGAGACCCAGCTAGAGTTCAAGCTGCAGATTTAAATTATCCTATGATAGTTACGAAGGTTAACGGAAAGTTTAAAAAAATATTAGACGGTCAGCATAGACTTGTCAAAGCTATAACTAATAATGAAAGACAGTAAAGGTAAAAGTTCTAGATATAAATTCAGCTCCTGATGATTATAAGGAGATGTTTAGTTAATCTACCAAGAAGAACGAATCCAAACAGCAGCAGCCATCGTAGCAGCTAAAGTATCATTCTTTAATAATAGATCTGACATTTGCTGCTCATTTAAACCTTGAAGAGTTTTCAAGGCATCTTCACCAAATATTTTTCTAAATTTAGGACCAAAATATACTGATGAATTTTTTACTAAGTCCATTGCAGTTTTAGGTTCAACTTGCCAATAACTTCTAGCAGGTCCTCCTCCAATTTGAATTTTAGTCCTGTAACCTGATTCAACTGCTCCAGTTTTTTCTAAATAATCTTTTATTTCAGCTGCACTATGGCCATCATCACCATCAAATATATATGATGCTGTTTTTATAGGACCTACTGCATCAGATGGTACTTTAAAACCTGCTTTTAATACTGCTTCAGCTCTTGCTTCTTTTTCAGGGTCTTGAGAAGTTTGGTAGTTTTTAGACCAATCTTTTACAAAATTACCAAATGCCGAAGTAGCAGCTAATGAACCTATAGCTAATGCTTTACCAAGTTTACCTTCTAAGATATAAAAGTCTTTATCATGGTAAAGATTTTTATCTTTTCTATGATGTAAATTAGTATTGATTCTCAATCCATTATCAAGTGTAATAACATCATATTCTTTATCATGCTTCACAATTTTACCCTTCGAAGTAAAGTTTGTGGTACCACCACCTGAAGTATCTTTAGTAGCATATTTTATAGTTTTACCAATTAAATTATCATTATTTTCGTATATACGTTTTAAACGATAATTATAAAATGTATCAAATTTATTCATTAAAATGATGGAAAAGGAAAGCCCATTTTAAATGCTAAAAATGCTAATGCAGCACCGAATAGGCGCCCCAATGTAGAAGCTAATACTTTACCTGTTTTATTCATAGCGGCTACAAAAAGTTGAGGTTTAGGTATTTTATATTGTTTGGCCCATTTATTAGAAATATCTTCCAATAGTTTCATTGATTGTTGCGGAGTTAAAGCTTCTCCTTTTTGTATTGCCTTTGTAAATTCAGTATTTACCATAATATCTCTCTCACCTTCTTTTCTTCTAGCTAATTCAGCTCTTTCTCTATCCATTTTTTTAGCTATTATTTGTAATAATGTACCTAAACCTTGAGCAGCAAAAGCCCCTCCAATCCCTGCTAAACCAGCATTTACAGTCCAGTCACCCATTTCCTTTATTGTTTCTGGTATACCTTTAGCTGCAGTTTTAATTTCACCAAGGCTAGCTGTAAATTCAGCCATTTTTTCTGGAATTTCTTTTACTGTATCAACTAATCCTTCTTCGATTAATTTTTCATTATAATATTCTTCAAACGTTTGCATAATATTATTTATACAAATCTATTAAGAAAGTATTTAGGTAGCTTATCTTTATTTTTAATAATAGCTTCAAAAACACTTGCATCCAAAATATAAGTCTTACAATGATCTAATTTACTTCTTATACCTCTACCACATTGCTGAACAACATTACTTAGCATTTTATTACTATACCATTGCTTATCCACATCAAATAATTTTTTAATTCTGTTATCACCTAAAGGTAGATAAGGAGCTTTAATTATGATTTGAAATCTTGCTAAATCATCTTTTAAGTCTATACCAAGTCCTAAAGACGGGCTAACTAATACAGTTGGGTTTTTACTTTTTGAATGTTGTCTTAATATTTCTTCATTTCTAGTTTCTTTATCTCTATATAAAAAACGTTTACTCTTTAAATTATTTTGTAGGTAAGAAGCTATAAATCCTGTATGTGTATGAATAATACCTTTTTCAAATTCATGCTGATTGCATATATCTTCTATTTGTTTAACTATTTTAGGTAATGTCTTTTTTAGATTATAATGATTAATTTTTTGTTTTGTATTGATATATATAGGTGCTTTTATCGGGTCAAAAGTACTATCAGATTCTACATATTCATACTGCTTTATACCTAAACTTTTAGCAAAATGCTTATGATCAATAATAGTTGCAGACATTAATAATACATTATCAGCATACTTAAAAATATATTTTGATAATACATCCACCTTTAAGGGCATTACTCTTGCAGTTTTACCTTCTCTTTGAACTACATACTCGCATTCTTCCCAAGTTTCATTTATTAAGTTTAAGCTTCTATGTAAATTTTTAAGATAACTTAATTTTATATTATCACTATTACTAAGTTTTAAATCTTTATTATTACTTCTATTAGTTAAAGTATTAATATACTCACTAACTTCTAATACGCAAGAACATATCCATTTATATACGCTTTCATGCTTATCTGAATATAAACTTGGTACTTTTACTCCTAATAATTTTAAACGATCAGGGTCTATAAAGACTGAATACTGTTTAGTTATTTCATCTTCAAGTTCAGATGCTTCATCACATACTATATAGTTTTTACGCTTAACATGGCCAGGTAAAGATAAAAACATTTTATAATTTAAAACACCAAACCTTTTAATTAAACCTTCATTACGAGTATTATGGTAATTACACTTATGGGCTTTTCTATGATCTTCTAATACTTTTCGAGGCATGACAGATGTCTCCATCTCAACATCTATATCAGGATTTAAAGTACTCATAAAGTTACTTTTACCTTTCATTACTATACTATCATCAAATAATTCTAAATATTGGTCTTGTAAAGATTTAGTTATAGTTAATGCAAATGCACCACTTGGTGGTTCATCCATACATTCAGGTTCATTAATATAATTACCAACATTATCCATTTTAAAAGCATCATACGTTTCAATTAATTCTTTAAAGCTATCAGTAGCTTCATTAGACATATTAGCTAATGTTTTTGATATAAAACTTTTACCACTACCGGTAGGTGCACTGCATATAACAAACTTATGGCCTTTATTAAAAGCATATTCTATCTTTTTAATTAAATTAATTTGCTGAGTACTTGGATTATACCCATCAGGAAATTTATTAAGATAACGACTCAGCATACATTAATTATAATATCAAACTGCTGATAAAACAACTATGTTATTATATAACTTGCTTTTCTTTTTAAAGTTTAGTATCTTGCCTTTGAATAAAACGAACTCATTGTTTTTAGCAAATGATTCTAATTTATAATCAAAAGTTATGTGATCATTATTTAGCTCCCATTTAAATGGCATAGGTAATTCATACTCTTTTAATTCTTTTTTATCATTTTCTAAAGTTAATACGAAATAAAATTCTTTAACACTAAAAAGTTTTAACTTACCCTTTTTAAGAGCTTTTTCCGGATTAATATATACCACAATATCATGTAATAATAAATTAGCTAAATCTTTTTCTAATTTTTCAAATTTCATGTACCCATATAATTCCTTTTTTCATCCGCAGACATTGGATATATATTTTCGTTAAAATATTCAAAAAAATCATCTTCAGGTATTGTATTTACTATTGCACAATTATCCATACTAACCATTCTCCAACCCTGCATCATAATATCCCATACTGGTAATAAATTTTTACTAGATGGGTCATATTTAGGAGGGCCTGAAGGAGGTTTATAATTTAAGGTTGTCCTACCGTTTACGCTATTTAGTAAACTTTCATCCAAAGTGCATAGCATTCTTCTTTGAGAACTATCCCCTGGTTTCGGTCTTCGTTTTTCAAAAATTATTTCGCAGACATTACCCTGTAACGTGCTTCTAAGACTTGGTAGACTTACTTTCATCCTTCTTTTTAGCTACTCCGAATAATCTACTTTCATTTAAGAAAACACCTTTCTTGAGTTTACCATAACCAGAAATATCTGCGTTTGCAATTCCTACTCCAAGATTATTAGGAAAAATTACTATTTCTCCACCTTTAATATATTTACACTCAGGACCAGCAAGTATTACTTTAGCTTTCCTCCATGCTCTTTGAACTGAATTAGTAGGTATATATACCCCACCCCTTAAAACTGCTTCACCTTGACCGTCAGATACTTCATCAATAAATTCAACTAAAATAATATCATCAAAAATAAAACCTAATTCATAATCTTGATCAATTATACCATCTAATGAGTCATTGTGTGCCCCACCTAAATCAATTATACTTTTTTTAGGTGCTAATACATCAATATTTGCTTGTGCCATATAACTATTTACTTACAAACTTTTTTAATTCAACAAGACGTTTATATTCTCTTTCGCTATAGAACTCAGGTATTAATTGTTTTTCTTCTTTATTCTTTTTTTCCTTTTTTAATTTTTTTAAATAATTTAATCTTTTAAATTTTAATCTTGGAAAAACTGAGTAGATATAATTATATTGAGATAATTTATCATCAAATAAATTCCAATACTTATTAGTGGTTTCATTTACGTATTCATTTAATTCTTTAGAATACATACTAGTCCATCTATTAACCATAAAAAGATTAAACTGCGATTCATCATCACAATTAACATCTATTTTCTTTTTACTAAATAGAATACTATTTAAATATTGGAAGATAGTCATAAATTTATTTTAGTAGTCGCTATAAACATATCATCGTTAATAGCATAAAATAAATCAATTATATCTTGCATAAACTTTTCACAATCTTCATCTGATAATTTAGTACTATATGCAAAATTAGGAGCTTTAGGACCAGCGTTAATATTTATACCTGTATGACCTATTGCTACATTATCTTTTGAATATGTAATACTAACACTGCACTTACCTACCTTTTGTAAACTACCATCACTACCTTCAAACTCATCATGCACCATTAAATCGTCCCCATCAACTTCAATAGGCTTCTTAATATACTTAGAAGATAGAATATTAGCTATTTGGGTATTTAGTAAACGTTGATAAGCAACTGCACCAAATTTATCTAAGTTAGGTATCTCCCAACAAAAACTTATAGCATCATTACTTGCAATATAATCATTCTGCAATACATCTTCTTGATCAATCATACCATCAATACCTACATTCATATAGCCTCTAAAAGCTATAATATTACCTATAGGTAAAGTTTTCTTACGAAAGAAATTATATGCAAAACGTTTATGAATTAAATCACCATCATAATTAAGATTCTTAATAATCATAACTTAATTATAAGAACGTTCCTCAACTAATCAAGTTGAGTTTTAATCCAATTGTAAGTCTTTTCTATTCCCTTAGCAAGGGGGTAATCCGGAGCCCATCCAATTTGTTCTTTAATAAATTTATTATCGGAATTTCTACCTCTAACTCCTAATGGACCATCAATATGATTTTTAACTAATTTTTTATTTTCTATAGAACATGCTATATCAACTAATTGATTTATAGTTACCATTTCATCAGAACCTATATTAACTGGCTCTAGGCAATCTGATTCCATTAAACGTCTTACCCCTTCTAAGCATTCATCAATATACAAAAACGATCTTGTTTGTTTACCATCACCCCATATTTCAATATCCGATTCTGCTTCAAGTACTTTACGACACATAGCTGCTGGAGCTTTTTCTTTACCACCTGTCCACGTACCTTTAGGTCCAAAAATATTATGAAAGCGTGCGATACGGACATCCAATCCATAATTTCTATTATAAGCTAAATATAATCTTTCACTAAATAATTTTTCCCAACCGTATTCAGAGTCAGGATTAGCAGGATATGCTGATGATTCTTCGCAGTTAGGATTATTAGGATCTAATTGATTATGTTCAGGGTACATACAAGCAGATGATGAATAAAATATTTTACCTACTTTAGTTTCTACTGATCTTTTAGCTACATTTAAATTTACTAAAGCTCCATCC